CAGCAACTTCTTACACAATCACACACAACCTCGGAACAAGAGATGTGATCGTTAGCGTTTACGAGGCAAGCGGTTCTTATGCCGAAGTCATCTGCGATGTTAACCACGCAACTACCAGCACGATCACGCTGTTGTTCTCCGTTGCTCCAACCCTAAACCAATACAGAGTTGTAGTACACGCTTAAGCAGTAAAGGGAGATACACATGGGTCTTAGAGACCGTATCGCAAAGGCACTACTGCAAGGTCAAGTGGAAAAGGCTCCAAACCTGCCCGCAGGTTCGGTGACTCTTACAGAACAACAGATGCGCCTGAACGCGCTGAACCAAATTGCGCAGAACTATGGCAACTCCACGCCGCTTCCACGCAACCCTTGGTTAGCAGCGGTTCCTTTTGGCCCTGGCACACCGATCACACCTGGCGCGATCAACCCAGTCCGTGAGGATGGCCGCCCCGATCCACGCCGTTATGAATACCAAGTTGCGCAGAACATCAATGTTACTGAAACACGCCTGGTTCCTTTCAAGACCCTTCGTGCTTCGGCAGATCAGATCGACATCCTTCGCCGTTGTATTGAAGTGATCAAGAACAAAGTCACAGGGCTTGATTGGGACATCGTGCTTGGCACAGATGCGTCTGAAAAGATTGCAGCAACCTCAGGCGGCGACCATGTTCGCGCTATGGCAAAGGCTCGTGAGAAATACACAGACGAGATCAACCGTATGCGAGTCTTTTGGGAGAACCCTGATCGCGCAAACGGCCTCACCTTTTCTGATTGGTTGATGATTGCACTCGAGGAGATACTTGTAATTGATGCCTGGGCCATTTGGCCACAGCGATCCGTGGGTGGGGATTTATACGGCCTACAAATCCTGGATGGCTCAACTATCAAGCCGCTCCTAGATGATCGCGGTATGCGCCCTATGGCCCCTAACGCAGCCTTCCAGCAGATCCTCTATGGCTTCCCTCGCGCAGAGTTCACAGCCAACGATGATGATCCAAGTGCCGATGGCGAATTCACCGCAGATGATTTGCAGTACCTTGTCCGCAATCGCCGCACCACTTCTGTTTATGGCTTCAGCCCAACAGAGCGAGCGCTTCCTTTGGCAGACATTTATCTACGCCGCCAGCAATGGATCAGAGCCGAATACACCGATGGTGTTCTGCCTGAGTTGATGTTTACAACCGATGAGAACTGGGGTACTAACCCTGATTTGCTTCGCGCCTATGAAAACATATTCAACGATGACCTAGCGGGTCAAACACAGCAACGCAAGCGTCTACGCTTATTGCCAGCGGGTATGACCCCTGTGCAGTTTGAAGGTTATGGCGAGAAGTTCAAAGATACTCTTGACGACTATTTGATCACATCCATTTGTGGTCACTACGGCGTTCAACCAGCCGAGATCGGTTTTGCACCGAAGGGCGGGCTGGGAGGCGCTGGTTTCGAGGAAGGGCGGGCTGAAAGCGCGGAGGCTATCGGAACACAGCCTTTGGTTAACTGGATCAGCAAGATGCTGACCAACATCTCCTACACATACCTTGGTATGCCACGAGAGTTGGAGTTCAAGTTGATGACATCAAAGCGCCTGGACAATGAAACCAACGCTCGAAAGAACCAAATCGAAGTAACAAGCGGTGGTAAAACGATCAACGAACGCCGCTCAGAACTTGGCCTTCCATTGCTTGACACGCCACAGGCTGATATGCCAATCCTTATGGCAGGGGCCAGCACTTTCTTATTTAGCCCTGATGGAATTATTGATGCCTCGACCGCGTCAACAGCGCCAGCATTATCAGGCCCTGATGCAACTCCAACCGAGCCTGTGACAGAGATTGGCGAGAAGCCAAAAGAGGAACCAGGCGTTCTTGAAGAGGAAGAGATCGACAACGAGACAAAGACCGAAGTTAAGGCCTTTATGAAGTGGGCCAACAAGGGCAAACGCGCTCGCTTGTTTGAATTCAAATCACTCGACCCGATCGTGGCAGATGCTTTGAACCGTTGCGCTTACGAAGGAGATCTAGACAGCGCTCGGGCGCTCGCTAAGGCTTACCTTTCATGATTTGGGGGCCTCTGAAAGCCGATGGGCGTATGGCTGCAAAGAGTGCCGTCAAGATTAGAGCAGCGTTGGCACAAACTGCGGAGTTCAAACGCGTGTTCGAGTGGTACAAAGAAACGCAACCAAACATGACGGACAATCGCGCTCAAGATCGCGCTCGCGCCCGCGCATGGGTGATGCTCAATGTGCGAGTCAATATGACCGCCGTGATCGGTGTCTTGGAACGCGTCTATGCCGAGGGCTGGGTAACTGGTGAGGCTGCCGCTGATGAAGCGATCACCAAAGCACGCCTGGCAAAGAAAGCAGCCGAGGATGATTTTATCGATTGGGCTAGATGGAACCCTGGCGATGATGCTGCGGCTCTTTTGCTTCGCCCAACTAAGGCCTTCCAACGCTTCCTGGCTTCCTTTGGGATCACACTCAAAGAATTAACCAACACAACCGTGAATGACATCGGCAACTCGATCGCTGATGCTTTGGAACAGGGCTTATCGGCCAACCAAGCAGCCAAGTTGATCAGGCGCAATGTTGCATCCTCGCATCGAGCCTTGACGATTGCGGTAACAGAACAGAACCGAGCCATGTCAGCGGCAACGATCAACCGTTACAGGGAGATGCAGATCCCCGAGATGGAATGGGAGGTTTCTGATCCTTGCCCTAAGTGCGCACAGAACGCCAACCAAGTCGTGCCGATCGGTGGAACCTTCAACTCAGGCAATACGCAACCCCCAGCACACCCCAATTGCCGCTGCGCTTTGCTTCCTGTTATCCCTGACTTTGATGACGACATTCCGATGGGAACAACGCTTGTAGGCGTGCCTTCAAGATAACCCTGCTAAAGTATTACTACGCGAGATAAGGATAAACATGGCCGATGGATTTGTACCGCCGCAGCAAGTGCGTGCCAATGCAAAACGCGGTCTTGAACTTCGCAAGAAACACAACAGAGGCGGAACAGAAGTCGGCGTTGCCCGCGCTCGCGATCTTTCTAACGGCGCAGCGCTATCATTAGACACGATCAAACGCATGAATTCTTACTTTGCCCGACATGAGGTGGATAAGAAAGGCGAAGGTTGGGGAGTCGATAGCGCTGGTTACATCGCTTGGCTTCTTTGGGGTGGCGATGCAGGATGGTCCTGGGCTAGAGGTATTCTAAGAGCAAATGAAAGCAAGGAGAAATCAACGGTGAACGATCTAACCACTTCGTATTTCAGTATTGAGAAAGCGGACCGTCAGCCTGATGGAACCTTGATGGTTTATGGCAAGGCAACCGATGACTCAGTTGACATTGACCAGCAGATTTGTGACGCTGCGTGGCTTGATCGCGCAATGCCAGCCTGGTTCAAGAGCGGTGGAAACATCCGCGAGCAACACTCAAGCATTGCTGCGGGCGTTGCCAAAGAATATGAAGCAAAGGCAGACGGCCACTACATCATGGCCCATGTTGTTGATCCAGTAAGCGTTAAGAAGGTTGATGCAGGAGTCCTTCGTGGCTTTTCTATCGGTATCAAATCTCCACGCGTGGTGCGTGATCAGAAGGCTGCAAACGGCCGCATCATTGACGGACAGATTGTTGAAGTTTCACTTGTTGATCGCCCTGCAAACCCTAACTGCCAGTTGGTTCTTGCCAAGAGTGTCGATGGCGAGTCGAGCCTGATCCAAGTTGAAGAGTTAAGCGAAGACATTATTAAACACCCAGGCCACGATCAATCATCACACGGCCGTGGTCGCGGTGGGGCTGGCGGCGGAGCAGGTGCTGCTGGCGCTGCTGGAGGCGGCGGTGGTGGCGGAGGCGGATCGGCTGGCGGAGACGCAAGCGAAGGATCAGGACCAAAAGGCCCAAAGACTCCAAAGAAAGTTGTAAACGCTGCAATCACTAGCGCAGAGGATCGCGTAGATGATGCATACAAGGATATTGTTAGAAGCGCTGGCCCGAAGCCAAGTGCAAACCCCCGAGTTATGGATGCCGCACAACAACGCGAGGATGCATTTAACCGCACAACTGATGCTCGCGATCACATCGCTCGAGGCAACGAAAGAGCGGCCGCAAGTTCCCTACGAAGCGCAGCAAGCGCCCTTGATGGAGAGCCAAAATACAATGCTGCAAAGCAAGGCTTGAAAGACTTAGCCGATCAGGTAGAAAAAGGCTTCAGAAAAGTCAAAACCAAAGCAACCGATGCAGAACTCCGCAAAGCATTACAATCTGCCCTACACTTACTATCGCTTACCAAGTCAGAGGAGACCTCAATGAAAGATACAGTCGAACTTCCTGTTGAAGCCATCGGGGACCTTCTCAAGTTTGATAAGACACAGTACGAAGCCGCACGCGAAGCACTTGCCAACCTCATCTCGATCGAAGCGGGTGAAATGCGTGAGGGTCACAATGAAATACAATCAATCGGACACCTTCTCGAAGCCGTAATGCATCTCCATGCATGGTATGAAGGAGAAGAAGCAGAGGGAGAAGTCGTGGAAGAAGAAACAATTATTGAACGCGCAGCAGGATCAGATAAAGAAATCAAGCCTCTGAAAGATGAGACAAAGCCTGACTTTATGAAGCGCTGCAAAGAAGCAGGTATGGATGATGACGCTGCCAAGGCTTGCTGGGACAAGTACATGGCCGCAGACACCGATGAAGTTGACGCAGAAAAGTCTGCTGAGATTTCTAAGTGCCTTGAGTGCGGATGCAACCAACCAGGGTCTGATCACGGACTAACAACAACTAACGATTTTGCGAATGTCGCAATGCCATCTCATGTAACAACAGCCGAGATGTATGCGCCAGGAGAAACTCCTAAGTCAGCCGAAGGCGAAGAGCCTGAAGTAAAGGCTAACGATGAGGAAGTAAAGGCTGAGGAAGT